AGATGGTAAAAAAGAACAAGAACGCGAATGGATAGAAAACCCAATTTCCAATGTACATGATAGTGATAGAGCAACATGCATTGCAGATGGAACTAGCATTGATGGATTTTTATTAAGTAGTCTAGAAGGCCATAGAGGTGGATTACTAGGTAGTCTTAGTATGCAAGTGTACGGAGTGCAGGATGTCTATAAGAAACTTAAATGTGACTTTTTAGTTGCACTAAATCAAGATACTTTAGACGATATTAAAACCATTGGGTACGATGAGAATAACATTGTATACACGTCAACTAAGGGGTGTTTAAACAATGAAGGCTCGTTTTATTTAATCCCGCAAAGCACACGCACAACACCACATGCTACTGCAGTTTGGCTTGCGTGTTTCGACGAACATAAAGAAGTTTTTTTATTCGGATACGACGAATATACAGAAGATGCAGTACTACAAATTAAAATGGTTAACTCTGTTGCTGAAGTTATAAAGACATATTCAAGTGTTAAATTCCATCATGTGCGTAAAGGAGGAGATATGCCAGAAAGTTGGAAGTACTTGTCAAATGTTGATTCTATGACAATACAAGAGTACGTATCATACGCAGATGTTTAAGAGTATATTTCTTCAATAGTTTTAATTCTTTTGTAAATTTCGTCAATTTTTAACGTAGCCCACAGTCCTGGATGCAATGGCTTTGGAATAATCCCTTTGTTTATCCACGTGTATCCTATGTGTTCGTGATTTAATGTTGGTGTAAACTCGTCATCTAGTAAACAAAAAAACGTATGATAGTAGAACGTATTATGCGGGCTAGTGAATTTCTCGATAGGAATTATTTTAGTATAAGCAGGAATCACGCCCATTTCCTCAGTGCATTCCCTAGTAATAGCATCTAACAAACTTTCGTTTTTTTCGACCTTGCCTCCAGGCAAACCCCATCGTTCGGGATTCTTTACGTCGTTGCGTAACAAATACAAATAACGTTGTGTCTTTTGTGCAAAGAACCAAACGCCCACAGCTTCATTTACAGTACTAATGACCAATCTCCACCTGCATAAACACCTTCAACTGAACGTACCCATTGTGTTCCTGTCCATTTGTACTGTAAGCTAGTTGTTAAATTTGTTATATATTCTGCGCTTGTTGTGGTACTTGCATCTAATACTACTGTCCAATGCGATCCGTTGTATTCGATAATATCGTTAGTATTGGCTATTAGTTGACTTCCGTCTGTTCCTTTCCATGCAGTTGCAACATCATTAGCTGGGTTATTGATATCGCCTGTGCCTTGAGTTAACAAATATCGTTGTCCTGTACTAGCATTTGGGAACGCAACGGTACCTGTTAGAATCCCAGGCCCACTTCTTAGTGGGTTAACGACAGCATCTACGGGGGTTAATGTATTTGCTGGAATTGTATCAATGTCAACTGTAAATAATAAAATATTATCATCTGATGGATGGTATGCAATGGTTCCAACAATTTCCTTTCCTGTAACGTCGTTAAGTAGTCGCATTTGACTAATTCCACTTTCGAGATCGCCGTATTGCTCTGCAACTGCTTTCCAACTTACATTACTAACCTGTGCTGTTACTGGAGAAAATGATGTATTTTTAACATTTTCTGGAGCATTTGCTTCTAGAATTTGTAATTGATTACCAATTAGTAATAGTTGATAGCCATGTGGTGTAATTTGTGCTCTAGTGCCAAGTAATATATCGTCGCTATTTAATGGATCGAAATTATCGATGTCATCGTCGTCGAATACACTAGATACAATTTTATGAATAACACCCATCTTGGTTACTCTTGCAGGCAAGCTTAACCATATAGGAATAGTAAATTCCAAAGTCGCTACATCGATTGGTTCGTCTGTTCCTATTGGCACAGAGCGTGAACTCCAATTTGTATTATTTAATTCAACGACACTTAAACTTGTCCAGTCCAAATAGTTGTCTGTACTTTGAATCTCCAAACTTGGATTAAACAATGGAAGAATTTGTTCCATTAATTGCAATTTCTGTTGAGTATTAGAAGTCCATATATCCAATGAAATATTCAAATCGTACGGAACTGGCATCGCACGTTCTACGGTAAATGCATTGCCTTGCGTCGATTCATATGTTTCGGTGTTTGTATTATATTCGCGTTGTCTAACTTGTACTTTGCCTACAAACTGTGGGTCTTGTACTCTGTCTCTAGCATAACTTAATCCACTAATATGAAACGCCATGGAAGGTACATTAAGAATACTACTTTGCGAATTCTGTTGAATGATATGTTGTGCTTGTCTGGATGCATCCCCGTATCTAACAGGCACAGTTAAGTACGTTGGCAATCCAGTGTCGTCTTTGCCGTACTCCACTTGGTAATGACTAAACATTCTAGTAAATTGTAATAGAAAGCGTCTTATTTGCCCGTCGTAATGAAATTGAGTTGCCATATTATTCTTTAATTATCCGCAGATGGTTTTAATAAATCACTAAGCCCTTGTAAAGTAGGAATAGATCCTCTATCTTTGGTTGTTAATGTAGTAGCATTAGTTATAAACTTATTGCGTTGTGTCTTATTATCCGATGCACCAGGAGTCAAGTTTGTTCTAACATTATCTTCGACTTTAATCCATCTGTTGCCGTTAAACCTAAACAGTCTGTTAGGAAAATAGTCTAATCGCAGTACGTAGTCGCCTACCAATGCGTTTGGCGGAAATATAGTGCCTGGTGTCATTGGTAATCCATTTGGTGGCAAATTGTTTCCTGTTAGATATCCTACTAACCAACCATTTGCTTCTGGACTTACAACAGATGTATCTGCAGTAACATGGTTCATGTCTACTGTATAACTGGTATTATCTGCCTTTATGCCTGCTGGATTATCCGGAACATTATCTTTGCCAACAGGTTCAATGTAGAATTTACTAACATCGTACCCACTCGACGGCAGTTCAGCAACTGCTTGAGCAACAATTGCTGTGTTAATTTCTGTATTTTTGTTGTGTGTGCTTAACAAGTCGTTAATTGTGCCTGCAGAATATGATTCTGCTTTGCATAGTGTACTATCTGCGGTAATGCTAGTGCCATCTACACTACCACAAAGATTTGCATCAGCATCTGCAGGATTAGCATAAACGTCAAGTACACCTTTGTATTCTTGGCTTCCTACCAATGGTGTTGCTTTAACTCTCCATAAGTGAGGTTGCCATGTTTGACTAAAGCCTTCACTTGCGTAAGATGCATCTTGTATTGTGTACAATTTAGGTAACGGAGTTTGTATAGATTGATCTAGTGGATGATAGTCTTTTAAATTAGGTACTTCAATTACATCGCCTGACATTAACTTACGTCCAAACGTATCGATCATAGTGTTGTAATGAAATGTAACAAATAGTGTATCCTGTTGTAAGAACAATCCAAACTGACTTAAATCAAAATCGATATCTTGTATGTTATAAACGCCACGCATTTGATATACGTCTGGATCATAACTACGATCTCTATTTTCTAGAAGTAATAAGTCTTCTATAAATGTAGGATCTGTTGTTGCTGACCCAGGTTGCGTAGCATCGAAATTCTCTGCAGATGGATCAATTGTACTGTCACCGGTTGCAGTTGGTCCTAAATATTTGTGAATAAAAATATCTATACCACCTACAGTATACATTTCCGCAATTGTTCTATCTAGGAACCTGTAATCGCTGGTTTTGTCTTGTCTGTATAAACTTAGTCTAGGCATTATGTATTGTGTTAATTTCGTATATCTTGTATTTATGCAGATTATTTTTTACTTTTTTACATTTATTTAAATACGGCCTCGATAAATGCATAAAATACTGCAACTAATATAACTAACTACTAAAACATAGAATACATTAAATGGCTAGAGGAAAAACATTAGATCAACAAGGTATAGGCAGTGAGCCCAGCTGGGATTCAACATCTCAACCTACAGACGAAGAAAGAAGAATAACAAAAATAAAAACATTTAGTTATTACAATTACTTCAATAGTTATAAAGATGCAAAGTTAATACTATGTGATTACTTATCCAAGCATAAAGACAAAGACAGTGCAAAGTTAATCAAAAAAGCACCCGATCAAGAGTTTAATAAGTCTATTGCATGGCTTGCAAAAATGTCAATGAATGGGTTTGAATTATTGGATGTTGAATTGGAAATAATTGACAATGATATTAAGCGTCTATTGGAATTAGCTGACAAAATCTCACATATTAAAGAAGAAGAAAACGCAAATAAGCCCAAAAAACCAAATGTTCAGGAAATTATGAGAGAACGTGCAATGGCAGTCGGTGGAGATTTAGAAGGTTTGTTAGACGATTACATCGCTAGTGGTATTTCAGTAAAACATAAAATTAAACCAATTGCTACATTAATGTTATCTACGATGTTACCACAGCATGTTCCGTTATTAATAGAACCTTGGGAACGACAAAAGAAAGAGTTTGAAGAACTGCAAACAACAGACGACAAGGATCTATTGGAATCGTATAGTAATTTTGGAAAGATCCAAATACGCAACTTAATTAAGTTCTGTGAACTTGTTATACACGATTTACATAGTTATGTAACATACAAAAAGTCAACAAGAGCAAAGCCCAAGAAGAAAATAATACCTATTGCTAAATTAGTAAGTAAATTAAAGTACCAGAAGCGAGACAATGAGTTTAATTTGGATAGTTTATCTCCTGTTAAGATTCCTGAGTCTAAAGAGATGTTTGCGTACGATACAAAGAAACGAAAACTGCATTATTACAAAGCAGATGAGTTATCAGGTGGCCTAACTGTCAAAAATAGCACTATTATTGGGTTCAGTGCATCTGAATCATGTATTAAAACACTAAGAAAGCCAAAAGAACAGTTAAAAGAGTTCAAATCAGCAAGTAAACCTAATTCTAGGAAGTTTTTTAGTGATATCAAAGCAGTTGAGACAAAAACATCAGGCAGATTCAACGAAAACATCGTAATTCTTAAAATATTTAATTAATATATATATATATTTTCAACCTTTTTCTAAAAAAGGTTTACATTTTAACCTAGTTGTAGTATAATACACTTAACACAACAGCATAACATATAGGTTAAAATGCAAAACACAAAAGCAATCGACACTTTCTTAGCAACATGGAGAAAAGCATCATTCACTTACTACACAGACTTATACAACGAGCAACGTAAGTTGCACAATGCTAGATGGACGTTAATGGAGAAGTACAACTACAATGCAGTTAGTCCAAACCAAGTACTTAACCCAGATTATGTAGAAGCACAAGATGCACTTAAAGCATTTAATAAAAAACAAACTAAATCAGATTTATATATTTTATCAAATGTAAGTTATGATTACAATCAAAAGCGTGGCACACAGTTCTTAGATAAGGTACTTGATAAAGAAGTTAAATCAAAGAAGGTACAATTTATTGCTAGAATTGAAAAGAAGTCAGGCGAGATTAAAGATGTTAATTTAACTATCGGAACAGACGGTTCAATTAACGGCACTGTAATCGGCGAAGAAGCAACAGTAAATGTTTATTCTATTATCGCAGGCGGATACAACATTCAAAAAGCACATTATAGGGTTTTAGTTAAGGAGGTAGTATGAACGTAGTCAAGTATCAAGCAAAGAAAACTAATCACACAGTACGTTATGCGTTAACTGTTAAAGTTAGTAGAAAGTGGATGCATCTTATTTTGTTAGATCATCCAATTCGTGTTATTAAAGTGTTAACTACTGAACAGGAATTCATGGAAGACACCACACATAAAGTATCCAAAGTAAAACGTGTTATTAAAAACATGGCACGTTCGTACTACGGAACACTTCATAAAGCACCAAAAAATGTAAGAGAAGCATTAAGATAACCAAAGTAAAGAAAAAGGTTGCAATTTAATCTAGTTGTAGTATAATACACTTAACGAAACAACAAAAAGGATATGATCATGGAACAGTTAGATGCAAAATTTTTAGAAAAAGTACAAAAAGTAGCAACTCAGCAGGCGGCTAAAAAAACACAAGAGTATATTAATAACCACGGCGAAGGATGGCCATGTGGATTTGCGTGGGTTTCAATTCCATCAGACGGACGCACTAAATTAGGAAAACTACTATCACAAGTTGGCATGGTAGGCAAAGTATGGAATCCTTCAGGTAATCATACACAAGACATGTACGCTAAAGAAGCAGGTGCAGAAGCATATGCTGAAGTACTGAACGCAAATGGCATTAAAGCATACGTTGACACACGTATGGATTAAGTGTACACTTAAACACAAGAGTATATTAATAACCAAAGTAAAGAAAAAGGTTGCATTTTAACCTAGTGGTAGTATAATACACTTAACAAAACAACAAAGGGAAATAAAAAATGGCTTACATGAACCAAGAGAAGAAAAAAGAAATCGCAAAGTTACTTAAAGAGAAACTTAACGGTTACGATATTAAGTACTCATTAGCAGTAGACAATCACTCAACAATTGTATTAAACATTAACAAAGGTTCAGTTGACTTCATTAGCGACTATTACAACAATGCTAAGTCTAACCCAAACTACAGAGATGAAGTAGGCACTAGACAGTACGTTGGTGTAAACAACTATCACATCGAAGACTACTTTACAGGCGAGAGAAAGGAGATTTTAGAAATCGCAAACGAGTGCTTGAACCTTAACAATTTTGATAAGAGCGATGCAATGACTGACTACTTCCATGTAGGACATTATGTTGAAATCAATGTTGGTAAGTGGAACAAAGATTACGTATTAACAAAATAAAGGAGAAAATTATGTCAACAAGAGCATGTGTAAGTATTAGGAATGAAGATGGAAGTGTATTGAGTATCTACCAACATTGGGATGGATATCCAGAAGGCTTAGGCGAATCACTTAAAGGAAACTACACTAATATAGAGTCTGTGAGGGAACTTATTGAAATGGGAGATGCAAGTGTTATTGGGGATACATTAACTGACTGTATCTTTTACAACAGAGACCGTGGCGATGATTGGAATGATGTAAAACCATTACAAGTACCAAAAGTGCAGGATTTGTTAGAACATTATCCTATTTGTGAATACTTTTATGTATTTGAAGATAACCAATGGACAACATACACCTACTCAGAAGTAGAATCAATAAGTAAACAACCTACTATTGCTTAATAATGGAGAAATAACATGACATACGAAGAAGAAGAACAAGAATATGCTAGACGTCACCATGACACCCACAACCGTACAATTACTATGGAGTCAAAGGATAACGTTTGGGCATGGCGCAAACTTATCGAAGACAACGGCGTTGATGGCAAAGTATCAATTGAACGTTGGGGCAGAGATTGCGACCAATTTGAATCAACTAGTTTAACCGAGATTGATGCTACCTTAGATGCACTTGCTACCTTAGTAGAAGATGTGCAAGAGTACGCAGAAGGTCCGTGGAGTTTAACTGTAATGACACAAGAAGAAGTTGCTAATTGGCAACGCAAAGAGCACGATCACAGAGCAGAACAACTCAACTATTAACTAACTAAATTTTAAGCATAAATATATGATAAACATTAAGAGTTTGTCATATGCCAACGTTAACAGAACTAAAACAAGATATATTTGATTATACCGCACTACGTTTAGGCGACGGTATAATTGACTTAGAACTTGACCCAGCACATTATGAAATCGCATATAAAAATGCACTAGGCACATATAGACAACGTGCTCAAAACTCAACCGAAGAAAGTTATACTTGGGTAGAATTGCAATCAGGTGTTAACGAATACACACTTCCTGCTGGCATTACGCACGTAAGACAAGTGTTTAGACGTACTATGGGAAGTTCAAACGGGTCATCTTCTACAAGTTTTGACCCATTCAGTTCAGCAACATTAAACGTTTATCTTCTTAACTTTACTCACACTGGCGGATTAGCAACATACGAACTTTACACAGAGTACGTAGAGATGGCGGCAAGAATGTTTGGCGCATACATGAATTACACGTACGAACCTGTATCACGTAAATTACGTCTAATTAGAAATCCAAAAGGAGACGGCGAAGTTATATTGTTATGGACATATAACAATAAACTAGAAACTACGTTATTGCAGGATTTCCAAACAAGTCAATGGATAAGAGAGTACACATACAGTTCAGCAAAACAGATTATGGGCGAAGCACGTGAGAAGTTTGCTAGTATTAGTGGTCCACAAGGCGGAACAGCATTGAACGGTTCTCAACTTAAAGCAGAAGCAACTGCTGAAATGATGCAATTGATTGAAGACTTGAAGAACTTTACAGACGGTTCGCAACCGTTAATGTGGGTAATTGGATAAGATATGTCATTGTTCAATTGGATAGAGCTTGTAGAAGACGAGCATGCTACAGAAAAAAAACAAAGTGAAATCAAACTAGAGAAATTACCCATTGCTAAAGATGGATTAACTCCAGTGATGTCAAAAGCAACAATAAATTACCACTACGGTAAGTTAGCAAAAGGTTATGTAGATCGTTACAACAATAAAGAAGGTGATAGAGACTTTAACTATGCTGGAGCAGTACTACACAATACATTCTTTAGTCAGTTTAGTAATCCTAAAAGCAGTAATCGTCCTACTGGTATATCATTGGAAATTATAGAAGATAAACACAAGTCGTTTACCGACTTTAAGACAAAATTCCAAGACGTTGCTACAAGCATCCAAGGATCTGGATGGTGTTATATGAGCACAACAGGTAGTATTAACGTAATTAAAAACCACACTACTAAATCAAATATCGCTTTGCTAGTTGATATGTGGGAACATGCTTGGGCATTAGATTATCAAGCAGATAAAACAAAATACTTAACAAATATTTGGCGCATCATAGATTGGAACGTTGTGAATAAGAGGATAAGTTCATGAATATAAAAGAAATCATTAATGAAAATTGGTTGCAACTTATTAAAGCATCTAACATGTTACGCAACGCAACAAAGTTCAAACACTTACCCGACAAAACTATTGAAAAGATGGCACATAAGGTTGTTGATAAATGGAACAACCCTGTAACTAAAACTGTCGCTAAGAAAAAACCAGGTAAAGTATCTGATTTAACGAAAAAGTACAAGAAAGATAAAGTTGATATGGCGGATGATGAATTTGAAAAATTCTATGGTTTTCCTAAGCATAGTATTAACGAACACCGAATGGTATGGAAAAGTACCAAGAAAGGACCTAAGTTGGCATGGCGTTGTACTTCTGGTTTTAGAGCAAATCGTACAGTTCCGGATGCAAGGGATTGTGGCAAACCATTAGACTTTGCACAATCACAACGTATGAAAGTTACGCGCAGACGCACAAGTAAAGCACAAGCACGCAAAGCCAAAAAAACTAAAAAGGTAAATCCTATTTCTAAATTAATTAGAAAGTTAAATAAAAAGCGATAATATTGTTATAATACTTAGGTTATATACTAAGGAGAATATTATGGATTTAATGATAGACATTGAAACAATGTCAACTAATCCAGATGCAATTATTTTAAACATCGGTGCTATTGGGTTTGATCCATTTACAGATGATATTTACACCCAGCATTCCTTTTATTCCAGGGTCGATATTGATTCGCAATCCAATAGACACGAGTTAAAGGATACTATGGATTGGTGGATGAAACAGCCCTCAAGAGCACAAGAAGAAGCATTTGCAGAAGAAGATAGAATTTCATTAGAAACCGCATTGGATGAATTATCAGTTGTTGCT